ACTGCTCTACTAATTCCCTGTGATCTGATAGTTGCGGGTTAGCGTTAGCGAATCCTATCGTTGGGATTGGATCGCCTTCCTCGACGTTCATAGTGATGGCTTGATTAGGCCCTACCTTATGTGTCTTGGGTACGCCTTTACCAAATAGATAAAATAATCCAGTTCCATGCATTTTAGCGATGTAATATATATCACTTAGTATTGTGTTAATTAATATAGAACCTTCAATAAGATCATCGCCGCCCAGTGCCCAGAATGATCCGTCACGTTCTTTAGCTAATGATACGAAAGGCATTTGATTAATAGGGTTTAGATTATTATCGCCCGATCTATCTACAATGATGTCACCATCTGCATTAAACGTGACATGATAGGTATGCCCCCACCAAACATATTCTTTGTCTTTATCATTAGGAGAGTCGGCTATCGTTTGGTCTTTATTATCACCGTCTCTAAAATTAGATGTAATCGTACCGCTGCTGTCACGCTCTCCTGTCTCACTACCTTGAACGCCCGTACCAGTATCAAAGTTACTAAGTAGGTAGCCCATTGCTCGCTCATTGTCGTTAGCATCTTCTATAACGTCATAGTTATGCGGGGCTAATGGATCAACTCTGTACTCCCATGTCGGGTTACCTTGATCTGTTAACTCATGCACGTTTTTAATAGGTCTAACAAATACGTCGGTATTAAGCATCGCTTCTAAATACTTATTAGCTTTCTTCATTGATACGTTAAGCTTTACCTTATCGATAAGCATATCTAGTTGGTTTTGGTCTGTGCCTTCCATTGCTTCACGCTTTGGCGCTGTCTTATAGACGCGGGCTTTCTTACTGATTACTTTCTTATAGATGTTAACTGTTGCTATCCGTGATTCCATATCTTGTACGGTCTCAGGGTCGAGTTCTTTCATCAGGTTTTGCAGTATGTACTTCTTAATCCTATCCTTAAGTATCTCGTATCTCTTAAGTGATTCCATCTTCCTAGATTTATTCTCAGGTCCTTCTATTTCCTCGATAAGCCTAAGCCTTACTTTCTTGTCTAGAATATCTTGCTCTTTAAATAGTTCCATTTTATCTTGCCTTTGATGAATTAAATCTGTCGTTCGTTGTCATATCTTGTTTGATCTGCATAACCCAATACCCAATTGCTGTAGTTACGTGTTGATATTCGTAACTATCGTCTTCTATATATGAGCCGCCACGTTTCAATTTTGTATTAAGAAAGCCGTTTACGCAATCTTTTGCTTCTTTGTATATGTAGAATGCTATTTTCTTGTTGCCATTTAAGAACCTGGCGTTGAGAGTGTTATGTCTTTTTCTTATCTCCGGGTTCTTTCTAGGTAAGTGAGTAGAGAAGTCAAGGAAGTATTCATCGGCGCTTATATACTTTCGCATAAACCCCTCTATGATATCGTAGTCATTTAGGTTTGATCTCGTATCTTTACTCTTGCCTGTCTGATCGCCGTATATTCTAAAGTTAGTATCTTTATCAAGTATTCCGCTATCTGCAATTTCATTCATCATATCTAGAGTGTTCGCGCCATGTACTATAAATGATTTCATAACGTGGAACTGACCGTTAATGAATTGCCCGGCGGCTGCTGACATAGGTTTACCAGCACCAATGTTAAAGTCAAACATTAGATCGATTGGATAGTTTAGGTTAGTTATATAATCTTCGTTTCTAAAATTCCTACCCGTATCAAAGTTATGATAGACGCGATCTTTTGCCACTGATACCCAGCGCCCATAAATCATTCGTTGTACCTCGTCGGGATCTAAATCTTCCTTAAGGTTTTCAACGTACCACTCTGGCAAGAATGGATTGTCTGTTGTTATAGAATAATAAACATGACGTTTGGGATTATCTTTGCCGTCAATCATAAAGTGATTATAAGCAGGATGTTCAGGACCTGCGGGATTGGTTGCGGACATTAAAAGATTATCAGGCACATTAGGAAGTCTACCCAAGCGCTGCTTAATAGAATCATAAAAAGCCCAGTGCTCGATCTCGTTTTCAGTAAGCTCCTCTATCATCGCCATTGATAACTTTAATGATCTAAACTTTGTAAACTTCTTTTTAAACCAGGCTCTAGAAATAATCTCTGAGCCATTGGCAAAAGTCCATTGCTGTTTGGTCTCGTTAAACTCATAGTCCTCGCCCTCTATAAAGTCGCCTTCCATGTGATCTTTTATTGTGGTTATTAATGTGTCTTTAAGATCGGGCATAGTTTGTCTACCAACTAACATCCTTGCCTTTTCAAAATTAGTAACGTGTCTTAATCCCATGTGCGACATGAATAATGACTTCGCACTTCCTATACTTCCCGAGAGTAAAACTTCATGTAACCCTAAAGAATAATCGTAGTTCGTTATCTCTCGTATAGTGTCAATTTGCCACTGTATATAGTTGGGATTGAACTCCGTGAATGACGGGGTTTCTCTAGTTACTTCGCTTGATAGGTTCTTCATATGACAACTTGAATGATTTACCCTCTGGTGTACTGTGAACTATCTGCTGTGTAGCCTTACCCATAACCATTTCAACGAACCACTTAATAGCATTAAGATCGCCAGACTTTACCTTGTCTATTATTTGGAAATTAAGCATTGAGAGTTTTTTGCCCCTCGCACTCTCTAGCCATTTTATAAGTTCGTCTTTAGATAACTCGGTTAATAGATATGCAACGGTATACATATCACCGCTTACCATATTTTGTGCCATTTTCTTAGTAAGGTCTTTTTTGGCAACGCTATTGCCTTTGATAAATAACCCCCTAGCGTCTCTATTTGCCATCGGTTTTTCCTCGGTTTATCAAATCTCTTGACTGCTATCTCTTTCGTCTATCTCATCATTAAATAGCTTATCAAAATAATCGCTCTCTTCTTGATCTTTTCTCTCTTGACGCTTTTGCAGATCGGACTTTGATTTCTCTTCGACATAGTTAAGTGATATTCTAGAAAATGATCGCGCGAACTCTTTGGATAACGACTCAATTCTGGGCGTGTCCAATTTGATCGCGTTCTTAAATTCTATTTCTTTCATCTCTCTAGTGATGTTATCAATGCATAAAGCTTTGCGCTCATGATTAAGAATGTACTTTCGTATTTCCTCGTTAGTAGAAAACAAGACCTTCACTTCCTTATCGAAAGCGGTAGCTATTATTTCTCTCATGCGAGCATCCCGCTGATTCCGCTATTAGCTTTATTCTCTTCTGCTTTTGATTGCGCTATCATCTTTACAGCGTCGGCGTTTGTCGTTCTCTTTTCGACTACCTCACTATCGATGTAACTCATATCATGTGTATGCTTATCGTTAGCGTATGGATGCGCCTTACCGTTATGCATAACCATAGGCTCGCCGCATGTTGCACCTGATATCTTATCGCCATCGTAATGAACTTCTATAGGGTGAAAATGTCCAGCCGTTGCTACAGAATTATCCTGCGCCTTACCGTCGCTTGTTACGCTGTGATAGAAGTGTGCATGAGGTACTGGTACCCAGTTAGGTGCCGACTCATCCCATGACATATTCTTTTTAGTGTTCGCCACATCTAATCTAAATAGATCGTGATGCACTTTACTTGAGCGTTCTAGTTTTCTTTCAAATGATTTGATTTTTTCTTCAGAGACCGCTTTCGTGCGCCCCTTAGGTTTTAATTCTGACATGTTTAACTCCCATAATCTGGTTAGTAACTAAAGTGTTATGTGTTTTGCATTGGTTGTCAAACTCGCTTATGATTTTAGTTATGAAGAAAAGAAGAGTATTAGTATTAAATGATTTACATATTCCATTTTCAGACCCATACGCTGTTAATGTGGCATTGTTTGCCGCTAAAGATATAGGAATAAAAGAAATAATAATTAACGGCGACCTACTAGACTTCTACTCTGTTAATATGCACCAAAAAAATAAGCATCCCGATGTTTTAGAAAACATTGAAAGCGAGTTACAAGCCGGTAGAGATTTCTTATTTAAACTAAGAGATTATTTCCCTAAAGCTAAAATACATTTTATATTTGGTAACCACG